AGGCTTGTGATATCGCCTTCAGCTGATGATCCATTGATAGCCGCTTGGAGATCGGAGATATCGGTATCATTATCATTCATTCTAGATGATAGATCGGAGATATCGGTATCATTGCTTGTAATGCGACCGGTCAAATTTGCGATATCGGTATCATTGCTTGTAATGCGACCGGTCAAATTTGCAATATCGGTATCATTAGATGTTATCTGCGATTGAAGGCTTGCGTCGGCAGATTTAAGATTTGCGATATCGACATCATTAGATGTTATCTGCGATTGAAGGCTTGTGACATCCAGTTGCTCTTGAGTGATAAGCGCTTCTAACTCAGCATCTGTTGCGTAACCAGCTATTTCTAGATTTGCACCATTTAGTGTTATATTTCCACCAGTTAATCCATCGATATCGGGTTTATCATATGTGAAAAATCCATCATTATATGTTAAAGTTCCATCCGATTTTACATCTGATGTCTTATAACCTAAACCTATTTCAGTCTTTGCATATCCTCCAAGACCACCAATCGTTGGTGCATCATGCATGAATTGACCATTACCTTGATAATATAGAATACCCGAGCCACCGGCTGGCAAAGACTGCGTGATTGTAATACCATCAATCTCAAGCCCGCCGAGATCAGATAGAGTCGGAATTGTGGGTTGTGTAAAAGTAAATAAATTATTGCTCTTTGCATAATTTAAATGTCCAGCTGGATAATTTGCATTCGGTGTAGCAATACTGATGTCAATTGCATCAAACTTATTTTTTATTTGTGTAGCTGTCTCATTCTTATCATAATACTCGGCATTCAGAGTTGATATATCTACTTTTTTATCCAGAGCATCTTGTGTGGCATCAGAAATTGCTTTGTCTGCATCGGAGGTATTATCCACAAATTCTAAGCCGACATCTTTTTGATTTACTTGGTGTGGGTTTTCTCTATTAGCAACGTGTCTACTTAGCTGAGAAAAACTTTTACTAGAAGCCAGAATAGATATCCTATTATCATTGTTTTTGAAAAATAATAAACCATCATTATAATTGATAGCTAATTCACCAGATTCAAGGTCACTTGGGTGGGGTGTTGCATTGGGTCTATTCGTTTTAGTGAGTATTATTTTTGAACTTGGCATTTTATTAGAGTGCAGGTTTGAAGAATACAAATCCTTCTGAAATTGTATTATCTGTATTTACAAGTTGAATCTGTCTAGGTATCCAGCCGCTATCAGCAAGGTCATCGGTCAGATCAAACGAAGTCATTGTTATATCCGCTTTATGGACAATATGGATACTTGATCCTAGAGGTGGGATCGTGGAGAATATTATTGAATTACTAATATTATCGATGGTATACGAAGATGAACTATTTTGTGATATTCCATCAATGTGAACATCAAACCAGACCGCCAGTTCATTATCGATATCGAAATTCAGGTGATATGATGAAGTGGTGCCATCGGCAATAATTGTCTGTTGCTTATATTGATATACATTATTTTCTAATGTATCTAGTCTAGCGATGAACCCATTTGTCTTTTTTCTCCACTGATCAAATGTATCCCCAAGATCAACCTTATCACTGTTTTCGATTCTGGTAAAATGATTAGGTGAATAAACCTTTAGTGTGATATTATTCGATACAGTTGAAGTGAGCGCAATTGTTACAGGAATGAAATTCTCTCCAGCGGGAAATGTGGTAGTAGTCTTGAATTCCTTTGTTGTGCTTTTAGAAGCACCAATTGTTAAAGTACCAGTAAGAGCACTTTGATCTACAAAATGGTCTGCGGCAGTAATTCCCGTACCACTGATCTCATACGTATGTTGAGTTCCTATATCACCTTGATAATCATCAAGCGTAAGAATAAAACTCTCCCCAGCTACAATATATTGTTTATTTATGCTTATGTGTGCCATATTCTTATTTATCTAATTTTTTTAGTATCATTTCCATCATTGATTTTAATTCATCAACATCTTGTCTAAGCTTAATTTCCTGCTTGGCCCTTTCTTTTCTAAGCAAAGCGGCTCGGTAGCCACCCTCACTTATATTTATGATAGCACCGCTTCTAGTATCTTTTACCAGTGATGGATTATCTTCGATAGGAATATATTCTGTCTCAGTCATGTTTAAGTGGTTGCAACCGATCTCAAGCTTTTTATAACAGGTACATATTCAGCATCGTCAGCGCATATAACAATTTTCAATTGGAATGATGAGAATAAATCAAGATTCGGAGCTTCGAATTCGACTTCGCTGAATTCATCTCTGTCACCATTCACAGGAATTGGATTTCCATTTTTAGGAAGTACTCTAAGGAATGTATTCTCTGAAATACTTTCTTCACCTGTTTTTGTTCTAATATAAACTCTAACATTTGAACCCGCACTAGGACGATTAATATCTAGATATGTTGTAATTTGATCAGCAGCATTAGCAAGAGAAATTTCTTGTGTAATATATCTTGCCTCTGCTGTACCATGATTAGCATTCAATTCTGTATCGACCCCACCTACTTCTAAGTCAGATTCGCCATTCACAATATTACCAACACCGGCAAGAGATAATCTATCAAGATCAAGTAGAGGTGTTACAAAATCAGATGTACTTGATAATGTTGCTTTAAGTTTTATATTAGAATCAATTGTTCCACTTTCGTAGCATTCTTCGGCTGCTTCAATATCAATATAGTTTGTTCCATCAATGGATAATTGATATCTAACTGATGTTTGAGGTAGATTCACATCTTCCGATTGAAGCATCAATTGCGAGAATGTGGTTGCCTCAGGTGCAGGCGAATCATCCGATAATAGAATATCAAAATCATATTCCTTGGTTTGAGTCGCAAACCTGGCTCGATTCATCTTAAACTTGAAGTCTTTATTCTGATCTGCAGTCCATGTAGAAGCATTCTGTGATTTGAACATAACACCTGTGTATGGATTCTTCACGATCATTCCTCCACCATTGACATCTTCTTTACCTATATCCGAAAGCCACATTCTGTAATTATCATCATTAGATAGTACAACGATTGCGTATTCGACGCCAGGTGAAAGATAGATAGGTGAATCGAATCTGAAGTTTGTTGCTGCGGTTGCAAGCTCAGAATCAACATTGACCTCTTCGGGCATTAAAGTTATTTCACTACCAGGTATGATTTCCTGTGAAGGATAACCATTATCGGTCGTTACAACATACATCTGAACAGGCACACTATTAGATTTCCTTTGGAAATATAAATCCACAGATGTGGCAAATAAACCAGTTTCAATTTCTCCAATCATAAATGATTGAGCCAATGGGTCTCTCCATCTTCTTCTACGAATTCTAATATTTCGTCTTTGAGTTACCCAATCCCTTCTGAATCGCACTCTTCTGGTTGAAACAACTGTTCTTTGTCTATGTTGGATCACACCTGTCGCACTATAATCTACTGATGCAGAAGTTGTAGAATCATCTGCCTTTGCTCCAGTAGCAGAATCATTGAGAACAACTTCTCGCTCGCCTGTTCTGAATTTATTGGCAGAATTATTTGGAATAACGAAGTAACCCGTAATGCTACCTGAATCATCAGTTATTAATTCATCTCTAGTTGCGTTCAAGTCTCCGAATATCTGACTAGCATTCCGATTCAAGAAATTTCTAGTATCTCTATTATTCTTAAATTCAACAAAGGGGGCTTTAGTTGCGTATGAAGATATATCAACACCATCGAAGTAAAGATGTAATTTAGTATTCGGTCTGAATAATTTACCTGTAAAATATACTCTCCTTGATCTTATGAATGGAACAAAAGATGTATCGACAATTTTATTATTAACTGTGGTTCTTACTGTTTCGATTCTCGCTGTGGTTCTAAGCCCCACCCTAATCTGTCTGCCGTCTCTTCGACCTAAGAACAATCTACGACCACGTCCGCGGCGGCGCCAACGGGAAGTCCGTGTCCATCTAAATCTTCCAACCCAATTTGTTCTCCAAGAACCCCATTGTGTTCCCTGTGCTCTCAAACCATTTCTGATATTTCTTAATACAGCCGCATCGTTTTCTCTATTAACAATAACATCGGGTCGTTGACTAGTTTCTTTCCATTGATCGGATGAAGGAGATAATTTAAGCTCTCCCCACCATGCTGCAACGGCATAAGGATTAACACTCATGTGTACACTAGCTTTATCTTGATTGATAAAGGCAACTTCGTCAGCAGAATAATCGATTGGAAGGCTAGCCATGCCATCTGGATGAATACCATTTTGGTCAAGGTTAGTCAATACAAATCTATCATTCGATTCACTAAATGTAGGTCTCATTAGACCCTCGACCTTATCAATGGAAACCAGGCAACCTGGGTCGAGTGTATCTGCTGTACCATGACCGAGGAAACTATCAACTACGATTCCATTCTTAAATCTATCCATATTGGTCACGCCATCAACAATATCCCTTTGATTAGCATCCTGTTCCAATAAAGACATGGTCTGAAAATATTCGATATTCTTAATGCGAGATTCAAGTTCGCCAATATCTCTCATTGTATATCTTCTATTATCAATGTACTCATTATCGATATCTTTAATATCAAAAGTATAAGCAGGAACATTGACAGTATAGAGATGCATAGCATTGTCTGGTATACTTGGTTGATTTGGATACAGGGCAGGAGTTCCTTGTATGACCTTAAATTCTCCAAGTGTATTTACAATAACAACATCAATTCTATTGAGATAGTAATTTACTTTTGCTTCTACAACACTATTTGGATCGAAGAATGTGTCTAAGCCGTTTCCTTGAAATGAAGATTCGTCGCCGCGGAAATCAAGGATATCACTGAGTCTGATATCTTTATATGATGGAATATCTTCATAATCGATGGTGGCGGCCGCATATGAGTTTTTGCTATAAAAAGAACCTAAAGCTCCGCGGGCAAAATATTTAAATGTAACTTTAACTGTAGAAGCACTTAAATCCTCAGAACCTGTATATCTAATCTTTGATTCTTTGTAAATACCATCTCTTTGACCATCATCCAGTTCGATATCATCTAATGGGATATCTGCATCAGGGCAATCAGTTGTAATAGTGGCACTTACAATTTCATATACATCAACTTTTCCTAATCCGCTGAATGTATCATCAAGATTACTCACGAACTCTACTTCGGCCATCGTAGATGTTTTTGTTTTAGCAGCAAGTGTGACCTCAAAAGAATTTAATACATTTACATTAGCACCATCGGCCAACCCATGGCCCGATGGTAAATTCAGATTAACCTTTCTTCCTGCATCGGCGGAAGGGATGGTGGCACTGTCTGGAATGACGACATCTTGGCTGGTATCACCTTTCTGAATAATATAACTTTCCCCACTCTCATCTTTGAAAATTCTTTCATCTGGATTAGTCGATGCATCAATTGTAACTACATCACCAGTCACCGTTCCAATAGACAATTCTCTCATCTTAAATTTACATTCAGCGGCATCTACATTAGATATATTTTGATAAGGAAGAGTAATGAAACTCTCGGAAATCGCCGGCTCAATGATTGTACTTGATGGTGTAAATTCAAAATTAGTACCAGTGATAGCACCTGTCTCATTGAATGAACCACTTACATTATAAACATACAATCTAAATTTATTGCCGACTTTTTCGATACCTCTTACTTTAGCTGATGCGCCGGTGCTTGTTTGCGTGACATGGATTCCCAAAGCGGGCTGTCCTTTCAAAGCACTGGCGTTGCCTTCGATATATGAACCCAATTCTGCAGTAACAACCGCGGCGACGTCATCTTCTTCTGTTCTTCGCGCCTTCTCGACGGGAATATCAATTCTTTCTTTTGCTTCAACTCTGAAACCTTCTACATAAGCGACAGAAGGTTCGATACCGATGGAGAATCTAGATTCACCGTATTTTACAACATCGCTCTGAGTTGTACCATCACTAATTATTACGTCTGCCTCGGTTGGTACAATGCCCGAAATATCTCCTTGTTTAACAGTGATACTGGCATCACGAATCTGTTGCTCGGTATATAATCCTCGATTTTCATCATCGTCGATATCATTATAATATTCTCTAACATCAATGACAAATGGCGCGACGGCATAATCTCCGCTCTCTTCATCTGTTCTTTGTGCAAGAGTATTGATAATATTGTTACCTAAAACATCTGATACACCGATTCTATCTTTACCATCCTTGATTTCTTCGATAAATGAGAATATTTCATCGCCATCATTTATATCTTCGAGAGAGATGCAATTATTATATGGCACTTGGTAGCCATCACCACGTCTATTATCCTCAACGAACGCAATATCATTCTCACTTGTTACACCTTCACTAAGGAAAATGAGTTCTAGATCAATTGAATATCTGTCTGCACCGGGAGCCTTATAATTAGGATACCCTGCCGCATTATCATAAAGATCATCATCATCAGCTGGTGTTATTATGTTTTCATTTACTTTGAAAGCAAGTTTACCATTGACTAGATAATCATTTTCGGGTTTTACAAGATAGATCGTCTGTTCATCACCTAATACAAATTGTCCTTTTACAAAGAATATCCCTGTATCTACTTTAGCGATAACCGCTTGGTGTGTTGCAATAATAGAACCAATAGAACCGCTACTCTGTATTGGGAAAAATGGGTCGCCGCCTTCGGCCTCGGCTGCCAATGATCCTCGGCCAGAAAGTTCAGTAATCAGCTCCTCCGTAACGGGGTCTTTAATATCTTTTTCCCCTGCATAATAAACACTCCCACTTTGTGGAAATGACTCAACATTATCATCTGATTCATCTTGATACGTATTATCGTATCTTACGAAAAATCTTACATTACCATCAACAAGTTCTTCATATTTCAATACTGTCGCATTTATGTATTTTACAACAGGACTATCACTGACATGATATTGTAATGTTGTGAGATTATCGAGGCAGTGCACCCTGTTTGTATTCGTAAAAACAGAATCATCTAAATCAATGTCCACTGCGTAAATCTTATCATCAAAATGTTTTTCCCCAGCAACAACAGCCGCACCATCTTCGAATGTTGACCTACCCAGAGAATCAATCTGTGCTTGAAGCATCGACTGCATTTGGTTAAGCTCGCGAGCTTGAACAGAGACACCTGGTTTATAAAGAATTCTTAGATAATTTTTCTCTTCCGGTGTCTTTTTTCCAAGAATCGTCAATTTCGACGATTGAAAATCATCGACGTATGGTGTTTCCTCGTATGTTGTAATATTATTAGGCATATTATCTTTATTTAATTATAATTGAATTAGAATTGTATGATAATTCTAAGTTCTTCAATCTGATCATTATTTCTATTAATCCGTTTCCTATTATCTATGAAAAGCACTTCGCCTGTATCGTGGATATATTCGCTCGACTCAATCGATAGGATGTTGCCTCCATCCAAAGTAGTGACTGACCCTGCTACATCGATAGTAATATTATTTGTAGTATCGAACGGCAAGAAATTTGTATTGTGTGGGTCTTGCTGTTGGAAATAAACTTTTCTAGTACCAATATCAACATGAACGATGGTAGCTTTGGCACCGGAAACAGCTTGCTCCATAATTGTTCCAGTATCAAACGCCTGAAGATTCATTTCGCTTTCTTCTAATTGAATATAATCTAAACAATCAATCGCTCCCTCGTTTGAGTATCGCAAAGATATATCTGGATTATCATTATCATCGGGGCTTTGGTCTGATCTTCTTAATGGGTTTTTAATGACCGAAACCTGTCTGTATGCAATAGATGTGAGTGCCTCACCATCAACTCCTTCAGCAAATCTTGAATGAAGGCCTGCATAGTGTGCAGGAGTATGAGTCTTGATATCATATCCAAACCCTTCAACAGGTGCAACAAGTGGAGTTATCTTAATTCCATCAATCTTTGTTCGGACGCCATTCTCATCTTCATTATAAGCGGTAATAGATGCTTTCTTATATAATGCGGGTGCGGTTGAGTAGTCCAACGAAGCATATCTGATTGCGTTAATTCGGGTGTCGAAGGCTAATCCTTCAATCTCATATCGATTATCAATAGTCCCTCGATCTACAATAAGGACATCGGCAATCTTAGCCCCGAGTGAATCAACGCCTTCAAGAACAAGGGTGAGATTCGCAGCATCGATGTTTGATATTGTTTCATTAATTTTATAGTCATAGATCAAACCGCCAGTCGCTGCTGCCGCCGCGGCCACCTCAGCTCCATCCGATAGTGCCTCGGATGAAATACTCACGAATTGATCATTATCTAATTTAGAATTAGCTGCTAGCGGCGCTAAATACACCCAAATATAACCATCGCCTCTATCATAGCCAACCTTTTGGTCATTAGCTTGGAATGTTATATTATCAACTTGTGGTTCTCTTGTCGATGGGCCAGCAGCATTACTTTGTTCACCATTTTGTATGCAAAGATAAATCTTATCATCACTTACTGCCACTGATGGAAAAAGTTCACCCTCAAGTTCGAATGTAAGAGGATCGGTTGGATCATATCTCTTATATCTTCTATCTGTAGCCCATACATTTTTGGGAATCATTGTCTCCATTGTGTCAACTTCGACTAAGGTCATCAATTCTGTGCGTACATCCTCTTCTTCTGCAAGGGTTACTTGCGGAAGGGGCTCACTGAACAGTGTACTCTCTTCTGATATAGGAGGGTCTCCAGCAATATTGGGCCAGGGTATAAGTCTTCCGATACCTATGTAGTATTTGTTGGGTAAACTCCCGCCAGCCTTAAAATCTCTGGCAGCGTTTCTTCTAAATGTTGGGGTTATAATAGCGCTCATATGTTTTAGTTAAATCTTTCTTTGTTTATTTATACAATTTTATTGATCATCAAAGCCAAATGTTGTTGTTGCTGTGAAGTTATCTGCGGTATCAGATTCTCCTGTCGCAACCTTAACTCTCTCGATCGGTTCTGATGTAACCGAGGGTGTTCCCATTAATAAATCTGCTTCAACAGTTTTGATAAGTGGCTTGGTTGTAGTTAGTCCATAGAATCTGATTTTCATTTTGAAATCAAGAGTATGAAGGATTGTTCTTCTTGTTTCGAAATCTCCTTCGTATTCATCTTGAAAAGTAACACCTTCAAGGATAATTGGCACATCGGTTGATGAACCGGGACCATTCATATCTTTAATAGCCACGGTATATTCTGGTGTAAATGTAGGAAGAATCTGCTCCATAATTTGCAGTGCTTCATCTTGAGTCTTAGAAAGAATATTTAATTGCATGCTTAATGTGTAAGGTACACTTTGATTTATAACATCCTTACCATTAGCAGTATCATTGAAATATATCTTATTATTCTTATTTAAACTTGTTGCGGAATCATAAGATATATCAGTAATCTCAAAACTCATTCTTGGAACTTTGATTGCAACTGCTTCATCTCTTCTATCTGATTCTATCCTAGCAAGAAACTTTTGTCTTGGCCCATAAGAAAT